ATTTAAGGAGGTGCATAAAATGAGCAGAAGCAGAAAAATAATAGATATAAGTACTGGAAAAATAGGAAAAGAAAAGATACAAGCTAGGAAAGAGCAAGAAAAAAAATTAAAAGCAGATAGAGATGATTTGGTCGCACCTTCTTGGCTTTCAGCAGCAGCTAAAAAAGAATTTAAAAGAGTTGTAGAAGAATGTGAAAAAATAAACATCTTAGATAACTTAGATTTGGGAGTTTTAGCGATTTACTGCAACTCTTACGATGGTTATATACAAGCTAGTGAGCAATTAAAAAAAGATGGTTTAGTCACTTACAAAGATACAGATGCAGGACAAGTAGCTATAGTAAGCCCACTTGTAAATGTACAAGAAAAATATACTAAACAAATATTGCAATGTTCAACTAAATTAGGGCTTGCAACTACAGATAGATTAAAACTTATAGTACCAACTAAAGAAGAGCCAAAAGAAAATAAATTTATAGAACTACTGAAAGCTAGAAAGCAAGGATAGTTGAATGGCTGTAGATAGGACTACTGCATATGCAAAGTTGGTGGTAAGTGGAAAGAAAATATCTGGAAGAAAGGAATATTTAGCATGTAAAAGACATTTAGATGACTTAAAAAATAAGAAACTAAATTATAAATTTGATGTAGAAGAAGCAGAATTCGCTATAAACTTTGCTAATAGCTTAACTTTAAAAGACGGGACTACTCTAAAAACTAGGGGCTTTCAAGAATTTATAATTGGAAGTTTACATGGTTGGAAGAAAAAAAAGACTAAAGAAAGGCGATTTAGAGAGGCTTATCTACAAGTAGGAAGAAGAAATGGTAAGAGTTTTCTAAGTGGAGCAGAAAGCACACTTTTTAGTTCTATACTTGGAAATAAAGATAGAATCTTTTGTGCCGCAACAAAACAAGACCAAGCAAACATAGTTTGGGATGAAATAAGAAATTTTATAGAAGCAGACAAGGATTTACTAGAGATTTATAAGATTAAAGAACATGATAGGACTATAAAGAGTTTGGCAACTGGGACTGTTATAAAAAGTTTAGGTAGAGATACAAAAAGCATGGATGGATTTGGAAACATTCTAGCCATTTGTGATGAGCTACATGCACACCCAAACAATCAGATGTATAAATTACTATTAGATGGACAAGCAGACGTGGAAAATGCACTTACATTAGCTATAACAACAGCTGGATTTAATCTAAATGGTTTCTGTTATGAGCATTATAAATTCTGTGAAAAAATATTAGAAGGAGTAATCGAAAAGGATACTCTTTTTATTTTTATATGTGAAATGGATAAAGGCGACGACATCTGGGATTGGAAGAACTGGCTTAAATCTAATCCTTATTTTTTGTTTGAAGCTGATGGAATTACTCCAAATACAAAAAAAATCGAACTTTACTCACAAAAAGCTATTGATGCTAAGGAGAAGGGTGGAGAAGAATTAACTAACTTCTTAACAAAACAGCTAAATATGTGGGTTACAGCTAAAGATGGACAATATATAGATTTATCTAAGTTTAAAGAATGTGAAAGTGATTTGACATTAGAAGATATGAAAGGTAAAAGTGCATATCTAGGCTTTGACCTTTCAAAAGGTGGCGATTTAACTAGTATTGCATTAGTTTTTCCTTTAGAAAATAACCAAATATACATATATAGCCACTCTTTTATGCCCGAACTTAGATTGTTAGAGCATGAAAAAACCGATGATGTACCTTATCGGATATGGGTAAGAGAAGGGTTATTGACTCTTACAAGCGGTGCTTTTGGAATAAAAACAGATTATAAGTACATAATATCGCATTTAAAAGAGATTATAGATAGATATAATATTAAGATTTTAGAATGTGGATATGATGCACACAATGCTGGAAGTTTCTTGAGTGACTTAGAATTCTTAGACTGTGATTTAACAGAAGTTAAGCAGTCAGCTAAGAGTTTAAATGATGCAACAGTAGACTTTGCTCTATCTGTAAAAGCTACACAAGTTTTATATGATAGGAAAAATAGTCTACTAAAGTGGAGTATAGCAAATGCGACAACTATTTCTAACAGTTTTGGAGAAATTAAAATAGATAAACAAGCACAGAAGAATCGTATAGATCCAGTCGATGCTATTTTAGACGCTTGGAAAATTATGCTACTTAATAAGAAAGAAGCAATTAACAATGATGAAACTGTGGGTGAATGGTTGGAATTAATGGATAAAAGGAGGTGAGAAAGTGAATATATTTAAAAGATTTTTTAATAAAAACACAGAAAAACCACAAAAAACAATGCTGAATTCTATGAGTTTTGGAGAGTTTTTTGGGGTAAATGTTAGCAATGATTTATCTGAAGTAACTTACTTTACTTGCTTAAAGGTACTATCCGAGAGCATTGGAAAGCTTTCTATCCACTTAAAAGATAACAAAAATAACAGAATTTTGGAACATGAAGCAGTTAAAAAGCTTAAATTTGCACCAAATCCTTTTATGACTTCGACATCTTTTTTAACATTGCTAGAAATGTGGAGAAATCACTACGGAAATGCTTATGCTTATCTAAGTTATGACAATAGAGGGCATTTGATAGGTATTTATCCACTTCAACCACAACAAGTGAAAATATGGATAGATAATGCGAAGATTTTTAGTGGAAAAGAGGATCTATATTATGAATATAACAAAGATGGAAAAATCTATCTATTCAAAAAAGAAGAAATTTTACATTTAAAAGGTGGATTAAGCAAAGATGGAATAGTTGGAATGTCAGTAAGAGAGACGCTAGCAACGACTTTAAATGGTGTTAAGGCAAGTCAAAAATATTTGAACAACTTATATGATAGAGGACTTACAGCTAAGGCTATTTTAAAGTACACTGGGGATCTAAGTAAGGAATTACAAAAGAAAATGCTAGAAAGAATAGAGGAGTTTATATCTAACGATAATAATCCAAGCGGTATTTTACCATTGCCACCGGGCATGGAGATAGTCCCTTTGGATTTAAAACTCACAGATTCACAATTCTTTGAATTAAAGAAGTATACAGCACTGCAAATAGCAGCAGCATATGGAGTTAAGCCAAACCATTTAAATGATTACGAGAAGTCAAGTTATGCGAATTCGGAAATGCAGAACTTGACTTTTTATATTGATACTCTACTATACATTTTATCGCTATATGAGGAAGAATTTAACTTAAAACTTTTAACAGAAGCTGAAAGAATGAAAGGGCTACACTTCGAATTTAATGTAGCAACAATACTCAAAGGCGATTTAAAGACACAAGCAGAATGTCTTACAAAGTACGTTCAGTCTGGTATTTATACTATCAACGAAGCTAGAAAACTTGCTGGATTGACTGCTATAGAGGGTGGAGATGTAATCGTTATGAATGGAAGTTATGTACCACTGGAAAAATTAGGAATTGCATACGATAAAGGAGGTGAAACTAATGAATAAAGAATGGTTAAAAATCAAAAATAATGCAAATATTACTGAAATTTATATCAATGGCGATATAACAAGTGATACTGATAATTACGGATTCATTGAAGCTATGGGGTTAAACGATCCAAATGTGTATCCAAAAAACATTGTAGAAGCTCTTAAAGATGCTGGAGATGTACATGTACACATAAACAGCTACGGAGGAGATGTATTTGCTGGAGTTGCTATAGCTAATATTTTAAAGAATCATAAAAGTAGAACAGTTGCATATATCGATGGTTTAGCAGCAAGTGCTGCATCTATTATAGCTTTTGGTTGTGACGAAATCATAATCCCTTCTAATGCTTATTTAATGGTACATAGAGTTAGTTGTGGAATGTTTGGTAATGCAGATGACTTTTTAAAACAAATAGAAGTTTTAGAAAAAATTGAAGAAGGGATCATAAATTCTTATTTAGAAAAAGCTATTGATGGTGTTACTAGAGAGCAAATTAAGGATTTTGTGATGGCTGAAACTTGGTTTACTGGAGAAGATACAGCGAAGTATTTTAATGTGACTGTTGATAAGTCTGCAAAGTATTTAAATTACGTAGATACAAAGCAAAAATTTAACAAAATTCCTAATGAAATTTTAAATAACATTAGAGAAATTGAGAAGTTAAAAGAGCAAAAAGAAATTGAAAGAATAGAAAACCTAAAAAAAGAAATTGAAATTGAATTGATGATTGGAGGCTAAACTAATGAAAAAATCGGTAGAAATGAAAAAAGAATTAGAAAATTTAAAAAATGAAATTGTAGCTTTAAAGAATGACGGGAAAATCGAAGAAGCTCATGGAAAACTTGCAGGATTAAAAGAGTTAGAAAATAAAATTAAAGAAATAGAAATGGAGGAAACATTAGAAACTATGACTACTACAGGCAAAAAAGAATTAGAAGTAAAAAATAAAATGAATGTAAACAAAATATTCAACAGAGTTTTAACTGGGAAATCTATAACAGAAGAAGAAAGAGCGTTTTTAAATGCAGCTGGAACACCAGGGCAAGTAGAAGCAACAGACGGAAAAGGTGGATATTTAGTCCCAATTGAGCAATTCAATGAAATAAAAGAACTTAGAAGAAACTTAGTAGCTTTAAAAGATTACTGTAATGTATTACCAGTCCATTCTTTTAAGGGTACAATGCCAATAGAAAAAGATGGAACAGGTGAATTAATCGCATTTGAAGAACTTAATGAAATAGGAAAATCTGATATAGATTTCTCTCAAGTTACTTATAATGTCGCAGATTATGGAGACATTATACCAGTTTCAAATACTTTACTTGCAGATGAAACTGCTAATTTAACTGCTTATATTGGAAAAAGATTTACTAAAAAGGCTACAAACACAGAAAATAAAAAGATTGTAGACTTATTAAAAACTTTAACTCCAAAACCAGCAGCTGATTATACAGTTGTAAATACTGCATTAAATGTAGATTTAGATCCAGCAATTTCTGCAAATGCAATAGTAATTACAAACCAAACTGGATTTAATTTTTTAGACAATTTAGTAGACAAGCAAAATAGACCACTTCTAGAAATAAATCTACAAAATACAACTCAAAAAGTTTTTAAAGGTAGAAAAATAGTAGTATTGCCTGACGCTTTATTACCAATGAATACTACAAAAGCCCCAGTTTTTGTTGGAGACTTAACAGAATTCGTAACTTTCTTTGATAGAGAAGGACTTGAATTAGCAATATCTAAAGAAGCTGGATTTACTAAAAATGCAACTTACATCAGAGCAATAGAAAGATTTGATATCAAAAAAGTTGATGAAAAAGCTATGGTGTACTTAGAACTTGCAACAAAATAATGAAAGTAGGTAAAAATGGATAGTATATTAACTTTAGAAGAAGCTAAAAACTATCTAAGAATTGATTATAATGAAGATGATTCATTGTTGCAGTCGTTAATGACTGCGACAGTGGATTACTTAAGAGATGCTATAGATGATTTTGATACAAAAGCAACAAAAGAAAAGTTTATTAAAAGGGCTAAAATTCTAGCTTGTGTCTTATTACAAGAATGGTACGATAATAGAGAGCAAAGAGAGTCTAAGGATCTAAGTTATACAAGTCGTAGTCTAATGCTACAGTTACAAAATGGAGGCAATTATGAATGATATAACTAAGAGATTAAGGCACTTTGTAGAATTGTATCATACAATTGAAACTGTAAATGAGTTAGGAGAAAATGAAAAGACAGCTGAATTATTAAAAAAAGCTTACTGCGAGATAGTCCCGTTAAACTCTACAGTTAAGAATGGAGAAGCTAATACAGAAGCAAATCAGCACCAATTCAAGTTTACATTTAGAATTAAATCTCTAAATGGATTAAACAAGGATTGGTTTTTTTTATTTGAAGGCTCAAAGTATGAAATTATCTACTATAACAGAGATTTTAAAGATAATCAATTTATAGAAGTTTTTTGCAACAGAATTGAGGAATAACTATGAATGGTTTTAGTACAAAAGACCTAGAAGCTTTAGAAAATGAGGTATTAAGACTTGCTAAGAAGTATCCCAAAGAAGTTAAAACTTTCTTGCAAAAGCAAGGAAATAAGTTAAAAGCAAAAGCAAAAAAGAAAGCTAAAAGTAAGATTAAATCTAAGATTGGAAACTATCTAAAAAAATTCAAAAGAGGGAAAGTTTATAAATACAACTCGGAAGAAGATACAGTTAGAGTTTATAATTCTGCTCCACATGCTCATTTAATCGAAAGAGGGCATATTATCAAGGATAGAACAGGTAAAGAGCATGGATTTAAAAAGGGTGAGTTTATCTTAGAAGAGTCACAAAAAGAGTTTCAAGAAGAGTTTATAAAAGCAACTGATGATTTTATCGATACTGTAATAAAGAATGGAGGGTTTTAAATGATTAAATTAAGTGAACTTTTAAAAGCAGTAAACACTAGATTAAAAGAGACTTTTCCAAACATTGCTGTAGACAGTAAAGACTTATCTGAAGCTTTTAATAGACCAAGCTTTCGAACAGAGTTAGATGGGCTTAAAACAAGTGCTTTTATGACCACTTTTAAAGAGAGAAACTTTACTATAAGAATTTATTTCTTTTGCACAAAAATAGGACAAGGTAGACTAGAAAGATTAAAAGTTTCTGATGAAATAGAAAATGCATTTCTAGGTACTTTGTGGGTTAATGAAACTTTTGCTATCCCAGTCAACGAAATTGAATTTGAAGAAACTGATGATGGAGTGCTTATTGCAAGTTTTGATAGCATAACTATGGAACAGATAGAAAATGACATAAATGCGGAAATGATGGAAGAATTAGAGTATAAATTTGATAGGAAGTAGGAGGGTAAAATGGGATTACCAAAAATTGAAATAATTTTTAAACAGTTGGCGGTTACAGCAGTTAAGAGAAGTCAACTTGGTATTGTTGGGCTAATAGTTAAAGAGCCTAGCAAAAATTGGGATGTTAAAGTCTATAAAGATATAACAGACATAAAAGATGGAGACTATACTGCAAATACAGTAGCATTAGTAAAAGACACTTTCGAATACACACCAAACAAGGTTTTTGTGTTTAACGTTGGAAGTGGAACACTTACAGATACTCTTAAAAAAGTTGCTCAAGAGAGAGTAAATTGGCTAGGATTGGGATATGACGGAAAAGATGGAGATACTTCAACTCTAGTGTCTTGGATTAAATCTGTAAGAAAAGTAGGTAAAACTTATAAAGCAGTAGTATTTAATGCTACAAAGCCCGATAATAAAGGGATTGTAAATCTTATGAATAGCAAAGTTACATTTGTAGATAACAGAGGAGAAGTTGATGGGTGGCAATATGTACCGACAATCTTAGGAATGTTAGCTGGATTGCCGATGACAAGAAGTGCTACATCTTTCTTGTGTGGAAACTTAAAAGATGTATCAATATTCAACGATATTGATGATACTATCGACAAAGGTGGATTTTGCTTATATAAAGATGAGGGTGACATAAGAGTTGCTAGAGGTTGTACGTCTTTAGAAGAAATAACACAAGATGAAACAGAGGATATGAAAGATATTATTATAGTTGAATCTATGGATTTAATGAGAGATGACATATACTCTACATTCAAAAAATGGATTGGAAAATATAAGAATAAATATGATAATCAAGTTTTATTCTTTACTGCAATTAATGCTTATTTCAAAGAACTTGAAAGAGAAGATATTCTCGATAAAGAATATGATAACTACTCTGAAGTGGATGTAGAAGCACAAAGACTAGCTTGGCTTGGGGTTGGAAAAGCAGAAGTTGCTGAATGGGATGATGAAAAAGTTAAAAAGACTGCATTTAAAAAGAAAGTATTTATGAAAGCAAATATAAAGATCTTAAATGCTGTAGAAGACTTTAAGTTTACTATTAACATGTTTTAGGAATGGAGGTAAGTAATGTCTAATAAAATGGATAAAAATAAGATTATAAGAGGATCTTTTGGGGCTGTATGGTTAGATGGAGAAGAATTAGCATCTGTTAAATCTTTTGAAGCTAAAGTTAATTTAGAGTACGAAGATGTAGATATTATGGGAGAATTAGGAAAGCATAAGAGATATATGGGATTTACTGGAGAAGGAACTATGACTCTACATAAAATCGATACTACAGTAGGAAAATTAATAGCTGAAGGAATAAGAAATGGTAAAATGCCAGACTTTAAGATAGTTGCAAAATTAGATGATCCTACAGCTTACGGAGCTGAAAGAGTGGAGTTAACTGGAGTTACTATAAATGAATTAATGGCTTTAAAATTTGAAAATAAGGCACTTAGAGAAGAAGAAGTGCCTTTTAATTTTTCTGATTTTAGATACATAGATATGATATAAAAAAGGAGGATACAAAGTGGCTAAAAATATTACTTTAGATATGCTAATAGCAAAAAAAGAACAGTCAAATAATGATAAAATGAAAGTTGTATTATTTAATTCTGAGGTGCTTGGTGGAACTATTGAGGTTAGAAAGCTTAAAGCAAGAGATGTTATAAAAATTATGGATAGCACAGATAGCAAGTCTACAGAAGAAGCTTATAATGCGAATTGTAAGTTAATATATAAACACTGCCCAATTTTACAAGAAAAAGAATTACAAGAGGCTTATGAAGTTGCTGAGCCTTACGAGGTTGTAGTGCCAGTTTTTGAAGAAAATCTCGGAGAAATTAATAAACTATCTAACTTTATCTTAAGTTTGTATGGACTTACAGACAGTGAGCAAGTTAGCAAAGCAATAGAAGAAGAAACAGATGATCTAAAAAACTAATCTTAAGGGATGCCGACATGGCATTCCTTTCTTTTTATTTACTTAAAGGGTTTACTGTAGAGTATCTTTTAAACTTAGATTATACAGAGAAACTTTTAATGTTAGCAACAATGGAATTAGAGATAGATAGAGTTAATAAAGGAGGTATAAATGGCTAAAACTATTGGAG